TCTTCGGATAAAACAGTATAATCTCTCTTTACGGAGAAATCAAAACCTCGCTTACCTTTTCCTATCTTTCTTTTAGGTAAACTAGTATCTACTTCTTTAACTTCTGGCTTCCCCTTAAAATCTACATCATAACCATTATTTTTTAAATCAGCCATCTCTTCGTCGGTAACAGGAAGTCCCCTACGATAGCATTTATAAATATAGTCTAATATTTTTTCTTTTTTCCCCATAACTTAATAAAAAAGCCCAACCATAAGATTGGGCTTTTTTGTATTATTATACGTTTGAAACGTCCACAAATGTAATATATACAGTATAAACACCAGCAGTTTGAGTACTCCAATTAGCACCAGGAGTTACATCGGTTAACCAAACTTTACTTGCAGAAGCCGATATACCAATAGGAGCAGTTAACGAAGCACCAGTTCCTCTAATAGCATCAAGAGCATAGATAGTTCCAGATGTGCTTATCTGTGCGCCACCACTTGCGTTACCAATACCTGCTACTAAGGTAGTCGGGCCGCCACTAAAAGTAGAAGCCGAAGTACATTTTACAAACCCATCAATTATTCTTGCGTTGATAGGGATAATAGAACCCAAATCAATATTTGCAGGAGTAGTATTAGCATCCGATGGTAAAAGGAAATCTACTGTTGTTGGGTTTGCTCCACTCCATCCAACAGTTTTCTTAACTGTACGTACTGTCTTATAAGTATCTAATGCTTCTAAATTTTGATAGATAGTATTATTTTTAGAGATGTTTTTAGGAGTACCAGATAATTGAGCATCAAAGCCTATACCTGCATCAATAACATCAAATTTAGTCATAACTGAACTATCTACGGCTAGTTGTCCAGTCGTTCTAGTTACTATAGTTAATTGAGCATCAGTACCTATTGAAGCATCTAAGGCATCAATATTCTCATTAGAACTATTGGCTATTAAAATAGGGTTATTTGTTCTTACTACTGGAGTAACTGCTGCTCCAACTTGCGTATCTATCTCGCCTAAAGCATCCATAATGGTAGTAGTAGCATCAAGGAAATTACTTCCAGTTGGAGTATTATAAGTACCATCTGCGTTAGCACCGATACCAGTAATTACATCGTCTAATTCTGTTTGCGTTACATCGTAAAATAAGGCTTGTATTTGAGCAACAGATTGCGATACTCCGTAGATAACGTTACCATAAGCAGGACTATCATATACAATAACAGAAGTTGCGGTATAAGAAGTATCAGTAACGGCTTTAGTGTAATAATTAACTATTCTATCACTAATCAAACCTAGCGTATAGGTAGGGTCAACATCTACAAGGTTGACTGATTGTATTGTTACATTTCCTGTCATAATTATAGAATTGTATATTTAATTTTTACAGTTGCTGTTCCAGCAGAAGTTCCCATAGTTGCCTCGCCAGTTTTAACCATTACAGATACACCTTCATCTGCTGTTACTACGCCTGCTACATCAATAACCAGTTACTCGGTCATACTCTACGATAGCCGATACATTTGAGATGTATTTACCTGCGCCAGGAGTAGGTATTACTTCTATTGGGGTTGCATTTCCAGTTGAGATATCAGCATTACTTAATACCAACTCTACTGTAACGATATTTTCATCAGGGTTTAACTGACTATTAATAAAACTTAGACTTTGAGATACTCCGTACACGTCTTTTTGATTGGATTCTTCAATATCTTGATAAGTAACTAATGATGTTCCATTCCAAGAATTAGTCGATGCATTAGCATAACAATCAATTATTTTATCCACATTGAAAGCCTTTGTGTTAGAGGTTACATTGCGCCCATTTACGGACTGTACTGTTAATAGGATTGTTGACATAGTTTAATATTTAATTGGTTTTTTATTTG